TTTTAAATGGTAGTAAAGGCCCCGCATACAAAGCCGCTATGGCAGTACTTATTGACGCAATTGTAAGCGGAAAAGTTACAAATGTAAAGGTTCCAAAAGATAGTGATGGCGGCGGTGGCGGTGGCGGAAATGTTGCGCCAAAAGAACCTAAAGATAAAGAACGATGGAATCCCCCATTTCATCGAGCAACAAAGGGATCTACAAGGTCATTTGAGTGGGTAAAAAAAGACGGAAAACAAGAGATAGTTAATAGACTTTCTGCTGCCCCAGAACTAGGAAGAATTTATCAAGATACAAACAGCGCGTTAGCTGTAAATATAAACCCTGAAATATCTAAAAAAGGACAGCTATGGGGTTTTAGATTTATGTACAACCCAGAAACAATTAACTATAGCGTTAGCGGTACCCCCTTTGATTACACCATGGGAGCTGCGGATGCGGCGATTCTTATAACGGGAAATATGTCAATTAATCTTAGTTTATTAATAAATAGGCAAGCTGACATGGTTGAACTTTTAAGTACAAATAGTCCAACTAAATCCCCCTATACACCGGAGTTAAGCGAAGCTGCAAGACTGGGCATTTTAAATCGAGGAACGGAATATGATCTAGAATTTTTATACCGAGTATGCAACGGGGATCCAAGTACTACTACGGGTCAAGACCCACTTCTTGGGTACGATGGACTAACCTCTGATACAGGCCTTTTAAAACAAACCCCGGTGTGGATGCACCTACATAATAGTTATAAAATTTTTGGTGCTGTATCAAATCTAGACGTAACACACCGCGTATTTGATAAAAGAATGGTTCCAATATTAACTGAAGTAAAGTTAACAATAAATAGGTACCCAGCCATAGTTCAAAGCGTAGAAGATCTAAACACCCCTGTTTCGGAAGAATTTAAGAAGCGGTATAGTGGTGGAGTTGTTCCACCACCAAAGGACGGTGAATAATGCCTATTGAAAGAGTGTCTAGATATTATGACGGTACTTTAGCTCAGGTCATTTCCGGCCCAGACGCTAAATTTCAAATTGCTGTTTTTAGGCTTTGGCCAGACGGTCAAGAGGTAACCTATTTTAACCACACTTGGGTTATTACCGACTCTTTAGCGGCTTTAGCTCAAACGTATTGCGGGGGGTCTAAGTACTGGTGGGAAATTATGGATATAAATCCAGAAATTTTAGACCCATTTAACATAGAGCCTGGAACGGTAATTAGGGTGCCTAATGAATAACAATGTATTGTCCAGTTATCTTTGGAGACCTGAGGTCTACAGCGCATCTTATAAAGTTGAGTTTCCTAACTTAAAATCAATTGAGTTTTTAATTATGAGTGCTGAATTAAAACAGTCTATTGAAGAGCATGACTTACTTATAATTAGGGTTAAAGGAAAACCTAGTAGAAAAGAAACTCAGCTTGCATATGGAGACCCCGTAAAATTCACCTATAGGTCTGGAAAAACTAAGTCCGTATTTGTTGGTAAAATTGAAAGAATTTATCAATCCGGCAGTATTGGTGGTGTAAATCAGACAATAATTAAATGTATCTCTGCTTCAGCCTGCTTAAAAGATAGCACCCAAGAAATTTACACAAATGTTACCGCAGACCAAGTGGTGTCAAAGGTCTGTCAACGATTTGGACTATCCGCGGTAGTCCAAAGAGATCCTAGAGTAAGAAAAGCAATAGTTCAATCTGGACAAACCTACTGGCAACTACTTAGAAGTTTAGCTAAACAGACGGGGTTTGCTTTACGGGCCGAAAATACTACGGTTACCTTTTGCTCTAAAGATAAAATTAGTGCTAGTAAAAAAAGCCAAGCCCCATATTTTTATTATGTAGACAGCAAAATAAACGGGGCTGTAAGCCCAATAGAAAGAACTTTGGGCTCTATACTGCATTTTAGGCCTACTATTACAGACGCCTCTCCTGAGGCTGGGGTTAAGGTTGATCGAGTAATAAGCGGTAAAAGCCAAAATGGTAAACAGACTATTAAAACAGTTCACCCACATGTGGATAAAAAGACCCCTCAAAAGGGAGCGGTAAAGCCTAACGAGGATTATTTCCTATGACCGCTAGTTTTTATAAAAAGAACTCAAAAGCAGCCTTTAAAAAACACTACCCTCATGAGGTTGTTTCTAACGTAAACGATTCAAAACTTTTAGCAAATGCTTTAAGTAACACCAGTCGTTATCAATATACTATGGAAGTTACAGTTATAGGTAATTCTGATATTAGGCCTTATGACCCAATATACCTAGATAATCTTCCTAATGATTTATCTGGGTACTGGACTGTTCTTTCTGTTTCTCATAAATTTAACGATAGTCGTGGATACTACTTACTTGACTTAGTAGTTGGCGCTGAAACCCTTGGAGATGTAAATATAAATGCTAGTAAAGCCGTACAGTATAGAGACGTAGAAGGAGAAATTGCTGGGCAATCTCTGACTGTTGCTGACTCTCAATTAACAGAGATATCTCTTTCTCCTAACAACTCTGAACTTCAAGATGTTGATTATGATGGTGTTGGCCCAAAAGTTACGCAACCCTCAAACTCATTTTCTAACCTATTTGATAACCCTTATTTAGTAAAACCCCCATCACTAAAGGGAGTAAAAAATACGGTGTCATGGTCTGCAAAAAAGGGGGGTAAAATAATCTAATGCAAGATTATAGTAATAATACCTACGGGGTAGATCCACTCGGACGCCCTAGATTTTTTGGTGTATACGTTGGTAAGGTGCTGGACATTGACGACCCACTAAAAAAAAGCCGTATTAAGATTTCTGTAAATCAACCTACAGGCGGGTCTAAAACCGGGTGGGCTGAAGCTTGTCTGCCCGTAACTAGTAATGCAAACCACCCGGATCATAAAGAACATGCCGCCTCTGAAATTGCTGCCTTGTTAACTACGCAAGCTAATAGCACAGGAAGTGGGGGCGGTTTAGACTCACACTCACATTCCATACCCGCATTAACTATTGTAGCCAAGTCTGGGGCAGCTTCTCTAGACCATGAGCGAAAAGTAACGTCAGATCCGCAAGAGACTAACATTACAGATGAACATACACCGCATAGACTTGTACCTAGAAAATATCAAGAAGTTTGGGTCATGTACGTTGCCGGAGACCCTGAATTCCCTATATGGATTGGAGTTAGAGCCTAATGCGAGCCATTGCCTACCCCTATACAGTAGACGTTTCAGGTGAAGTTTTATCAGCTACGTCTAGTGGAAAAATTTACTTAGATAGGCTTGCGAACTTAATGAGTACTACGGTGGGTCAACGCCCAATGCTCCAAAACTACGGGGTAAACTTAAAAAAAGCATTTTTTGAAAATGAGTACATACACGACGGTGGTGAAGTTTCATCCTTTAAGTTTGCTGTAGAGCAGGCAGTAAGAGAAGCTATAAATACTTGGATGAGGGGCGTTAAAATTCAAGAGGTGCGCGTAGAACCCCCTTTAGAGGACGGAACAAGTAGTATAAAAGTTACTATTTTAATTCCTGGAGATGAACAAGTTAGTTTAACTACATCAACTGCAATTTTTGGAAACGATGGGACGGTTAGTAACATATAATGAGCGAAATTCAAATTGACTATACTTCTAGAGACTATTCAGCACTTAAAAATGAGTTAGTAAACCTGGTTAACCTAAAAACAGGGGGTTCTTGGAACCCAACAGACCCTTCAGATCTTGGCAATGCGTTGCTAGAAGCTTTTGCATATATGGGTGACATCATGTCCTATTACATTGACCGCGTTGCTAATGAGACTCAAGTAGAAACAGCCGTAAAACTAGAAACATTATTAAATTTTGCATCCCTATACGGCTACCGCCCATCAGGTCCTACACCAGCTACCGTGACAGTATCATTTACAAACGATAGTGATGCCCCTATAAGTTTGCCTGTTGGAACTCAAGTTATGGCTCCCCTTAACTACGGCCCATTCTCGCAAGCATACTTTGAAACTACACAGCCTTATACAGCTATTGCCCCAAATGCAACAGTAAACGTAGTTTGTGTTGAAGGAAAGACTGTAAACACGGACAAAGAAGACTATATCGATCCCGTATATCATAAGCCTTTGCCATCCAGTATTGGAACCTCTACCGGAAGTGCAAACCAATCTTTCCAGATTCTTGAAAGCGGAATTATTGACGCCTCTCTTGTTGTCTATGTAGGTCAGGGCGTCGCGTTTGCTCCTTGGCAATACGTTGATAACCTTGTAGAGTACGGCCCAAATGACCTAGTATTTACGGCAAATCAAAATACAGATGGAACTCTAAACGTATTATTTGGTGACGGCATTAACGGATCTATACCCCCTGCTTCACAAGCAATTAGTGCTACTTACAAAATTAGCGTAGGTCGTTATGGAAATGTTATTTCCGGTGCGGTAAGTGAAGTTTCATTTATTCCTGGAAATATTGATCCGGAAGCAATTTCATTCTTTACTGTAAATAACTCTGCCGCTGCAACTGGGGGTGCAGACGCGGATAGCCAAACTCAGATTAGATCAAAAATTAAAGGCGCAATTATTTCACGAAATCGTGCCGTAACTCTAGATGACTACAAATATCTATCATCTTTAATTCCTCTTGTAGGAAAAACAAACTCTGCTTCTGCAGTGTATTCCTTAGTTAATGTATACCTTCAAGTACAAAATGACGGAAGCGCTACCCCGGGAATTATTTCAGGTTCAGTAACCCCTTCTTGGACAAGCCTTAAGCGAGATGTAGAACAGTACATGAGTGATAAGGTTCCTGTAGGCGTAACCCTAAACGTGTTGCCGCCTCAATACATGCCATTACGACTATCGGTCACTGTGCTTATAAAAGATACATATAAGAGAAGTACCGCACAGCTAGACGTCTACAAGGCACTTCTTGCCGGAGATACTGGTCTTTTCTCTTATGAAAAAAATACCTTTGGTAGAAAAATACCGCTTTCATCAATAATTTCTGTGTTATCTCCATTAACTGGGGTAACTTCAGTATCTATAACAAAGTTAAACGTTGATGGCGGGGCATCTGCTCTAGACATCTCCCTAGAGCCAAATCAAATTCCGTACCTAATTCCAGCTAACCTGGAAATTACGGTATCTGGCGGAATCAACATATAAAGAGATAGGTGAAAAAATGACCGCTTCCTTCCCGTCCTCCGTACGTCAACTACAGGCTAAAATTGATATCCAAGATACAGTTTTAGCGGATCACATTAACGTAATCCAAGATGAAGTACGCGCTATTGAAACCTCTCTTGGTGCTTCAGTCAATGACACCAGTATTTTGGTTTCTAACTACTCCGGAACATTTGTTCAGGACATTAACTGGAACTCTTTGGGTGCTCGACTAAAGAATATTGAAGCTGGCCTAGTAAACGGAACAGGAAGCTCCGCAAACTACGTAGCTAAAACAGGAGATAACATCTCTCCTATTGCTGGAAGAACTGGCTTAACCATAACAGCCCGTACTGGAAACCTATTTAATCTATTTGAAACTAGAGACTCATCAACCGCTCTAGGGTTTAACGTAGATAACACGGGTAAGCCTAAAGTTGCAACTTTAAATGTTCTTTATGTGAGTAGCCCAGACTATGTTACACTAACCAACTCTATTACTGCTGCAGCAACTCAAGCCGCAACAGCTACAGCAATAGCTAACGCGGCATCAATTAGCCCATTCTTATTTGCGGGGATGTAAACTTAAAACATGGCAAAATATAGTATTGCGACGTATGGTATATCAAAATACGGCGAGCGTGAAGTAAGCAGAACTTACTACGCCTCTGGTATTAGATCCTGGTCGTACAACTTTAACTCTATCTCTATAGCTTGGGGATCAATTACCCCTTCTCCAGAGGATTCTGAGCCTACCCACTGGAGGCTTGTCAGAGGTTTTTCTGGTGTTCCTGACACCCCATTTGACGGAATTTATTTAGATGGAGACGTAATCTCTGCTTTTAGAACTACGTATATTGACAATGACGTATCAACAGAAAATAGAGAAGTTAACTATTCAATTTGGGTTTTTGGCGCAAACGCAATAACAGGCGTAAAACGTTGGATTTTTTGCGGAGACACCGACATAATTGTAACGCAACAAACAGATACCCTGTCTAAATTAATTAACTGGCTTCCCCGTATCTGGTTTAATACTGTTAATGGTGTTGGGGATGCTGTTGGAGAAGCGGAAACAAATGACCTTTCTAAGACTCTGTCAGCGTACACATTTATGTATGACAAACTTAATGCTGAAGCAGAACTAATATCTAAGGCATCTTCAAATATAATACCTAGCGCCTTGCTAGAGTCTCAAGTTTTAGATTTAGGGTTTAACTATGAGCCCGCACTAGGGGACAGCTACCACAGATCTCTTTATAGGGCGGGAAACGTAATTAATTCTGTCAAGGGAACAAAGGGCGCGGTTTCTGGTTATATTACCGGCCTTACTCACTTAAGCTCTAAAATTAAACTTGGTCACAACCTTATGTTAGATTACAATGACTCTTCTTTTGAGGAATCTACGGGTCGTTGGCACATTACTCGTGGAACTAAAGCAACAGTAAAATTTGCTACATCAGCAGCAACTCTGGGCACAGCTATTACTCCGCCTAAAGCTTGGGTAAATGACTCTTTGTACCCACCAAAAGAATCTGGATTTGGTGTGTTTACTGTTTCTGAAAGCACATCTACAGTCTCACCGTCCACACTTCAATTGCCTATTGCTAATGCCAATATGCCGCTTTTAGGTATACCGGTTGAAGGAAACAAAGAATACCTATATACAGGTTGGTTTAGACAGATTGACGGCAATGGGTTCACTCTATCCGTAAAAATTAACTGGTGGAATTATTTAGGAGAAACTATAAGTTCTACAACCCTAACCTCTCCAATCACATCTTCAAACTCTTGGCAGG